TTCTTTAGAATAATCTACTTTACCATTTTTATATTCTTCAAATAAATCTTCTTCTTTATATCCACCATTCAATTGTGCTAAACATTCTTTTAAGATTTCATTTAATGTTGAAGCATATTGTTTAATTGAAGGATTGTAAAAATAATTTTCAATCAAATCATTAATGTCATTGAATTTAACTGTTTCATCAATAATCTTTTGTGTTTGTTTATCAACAACAACACCATTTGAATTGAAATTTTCAGCTAATACTGATAATGATGTTTTCATTTCTAATGGTAAAGCAACTGCTTTATTGACTGGTGATTCAAAAATCAAGAATTTTTTATTTTCAATTGTTTCATCACATGATTTTGATAACCACATATCTAATAAATCATCTTTTGAAATATTATATGTTTCACAAAGATTATATTTTTTAATCATTCTTAAAATATCTGTTCCTGTTTTAGCACCTTCACAAACAGAAATTAAATGATTATATGCTTTTCTTAAATTATCTTTATCATTTTTTGCTTCACTAACATAAACAATACAATTTTCTAATAATTTTAAAACATTTTTATAATTTTTTACTTCTCTATTGTTTATATAACATTCTTTGACGAATGCTACACCATTTTTAATTGTATCCATATTATTAGAAATTGTTTCAAATTCTTCTGGGAATTGTTTCTTAAATGATTTAACAACAGAACTAATTCCTTTTAATGATGTTTCCAAGAATACTTTTTTAAATAATGGGACTAAATGTTTTGTATTTAATGAATGAACTGAAGATACTAAACCGATATAATTTTCCATAATAGTACGAGTATTTTTACTCATCATAGCTTCAGAGATAAAATTGTCTGAAGTTTTTTTAATAGATTTAATCTTTGTCAATGTTTCTAATAAACATTTTGATAAAATTATTTCTTTTGATTCATTCATTTCACTGTTCTCTTCTTTTTGTTTATTGTTTAATGCTTGTTTGATAAGATTATAAATCTTTCTTCTGTTCAAATCATCAAATAATCTAACTTCCAATGAAACACCATTTAGGATACATTGTTCTCTAATTCTTTTGATGATTTTGGATAATTTATTTTCGCTGGTATCTTTTTCTTTCCAGACACATAATGTAGAATTGTCATCTGTAGGTAATTCAAACATGATATTTTGATTTGTTATATAAATCCAATTGGCTTGTTCGGCGTCAAGTGTTGTATCACCATTTTCATCATATAATTTCAAGACAAAATCATAGTCATCACTATGTAAAATGCTTAAAATACCAGATTTTAATTCTCCATATTTCATTGCTATATAACCTTCCTAAAGTACTTTATAGAATTATTTATTGTTAAATGTTGTTTTATGTAATTTTGATAGATAAATTATTGTATGGAAGAAAAATTTGAATATAAATTACCACCAGGAAATGGATCAATTAAAAAGGCGGCATCATTTAAAAAAATGTCACCTGTACAACAAAACATTTATAAAAGAATATATGACCCAGTTAATGGAATATTAGAATTTATCAATCATTGTGTTTATGTTAATAGAAATGGTATTCAGTTATATCAACCATTTGATTATCAAAAAGAAATGTTATTTAATATTCATAATTATGATAGAGCAGTAAGTTTGGTATCTAGACAGAGTGGAAAAACAGCATCATCTGCTGCTTATATTTTATGGTTTGCTACAACTCATCCTTCTAAACAAATTCTTATTACATCACAGGATATGAGGTCTGCTAATGAAATTCTAACAACCATTAAATTAATGTATGAATATTGTCCGAATTTCTTAAAAAGAGGTTTCGTTAAAATGAACGAATCGGAATTATGGTTTGATAACGGTTCAAGAATTTTTAGTAGAGCATCTAATAATAAAGCTGCTCGTGGTCTTTCACCAGCATTAATTTATTGTGATGAGTTTGCCTTGGTAGGAACACAGGATTCACCAACTAAAGCAAGAGGAAAACAAGAAGAATTCTTTTCATCAATTACACCTGCTCTTTCAGCATCACATGGTAAATTAAATATTACATCAACACCAATTGCTGAAACAGATTTATTCTATAGTATTTGGTCAGGTGCTATTAAAAAAACAGATGATAATGGTTTAGAACTTCCAAGAGATTATATTATTGAAATAAATGGTAAATGTTATAATGATTTTCATTTATTCAAGTCAGAGGATGAAGGAAAACAATATTTAGAATCCATTGGTAATCCAGATGGTTATAAAATTGTTTCTAAAGAACCTGCTGGTGTAAATGGATTTCAAAGTTTATTTGCTACTTGGGATAAATGTCCATTTAGAACACCAGAATGGGCACAACAAGAAGTAAAAGTTATTGGTGAAGAAAAGTTTGAACGAGAATATAATTGCATTTCTGGTAAAAGTATGATAAATATTATAGATACAAATGGTAAGGAAGAAAAAATATCTATAAAGGATTTATATGAACGATTTGGAACTAACACCGGAAAATATATATGAGTATTATATTAATAAAAATTATAGAATTGAAGAGTTAAAATCTGTATTTGGATGTAGTTTAAAAAAGATTTATAAAGTTATAAATGATAATCATATTAAAAAACCAAAAGAATTAAAGAATAAAAATAGAGAAGCATATTGTTTGCAAAAATATGGTGTGAAATCGAATTCACAGGTAAAATCTATTGTTGAAAAAACAAAGCAAACTATGCTTAAAAAATATGGTTCGACTTCATATTTTTCTTCAAATACTGGCAAAGAAGTAATCAAAAATAAATTAAAAGAAAAATATAATATAACAAACCCAAGTCAAATGAAAAAAGATGAAAACATTATTGGTATTGTTAATGATTGTGAGAAATTAAAAAAATATATTATAGAAAATAATATAAAAACTGGGGAGCAATTAGCAAAAATATTGAATTATACTCCTGCAAATATAATACGAAAAATAAACAGATATCATTTAGAATATCTTTTAGATAGGAGTCAGTCTGTTCCAGAAGTTGAGTTAAAGAAATATATCAACCAATATTATAAAACAGAAAATAATACAAAAAAGTATCTTGGTGGTAAAGAAATTGACATTTATATTCCAGAATTAAAACTTGGGATAGAGTTTAATGGAAATTATTGGCATTCAGAAGTTAAAAAGGAAAAGAAATATCATCAACAAAAGTCATTATTGGCAGAATCAAATGGAATATTTTTGTATCATATATTTGAATATGAATGGAATAATAATAAAAATAGAATAATAAACCAATTAAATAATTTGCTTCATATAAATGAAACCAAAATATATGCAAGAAAATGTATTATAAAAATAGTCAGGAACAAAGAAAAAGATGAGTTTCTGGAATTAAACCATTTACAAGGATGTGATAAGAGTAGTATTAAATTAGGATTATATTATAATGATGCTTTGGTTTCTTTAATGACATTTACTAAACCAAGGTTCAATAAGAAATATGAATGGGAATTATCACGATTTTGCTCCAAAGCAGGATGTAATGTAATTGGTGGAGCAAGCAAATTATTTAAATATTTTGTTGAAAAATATAATCCAAAAAATATTATTAGTTATTCAAATATTGCACATACTAGGGGAAAGTTGTATAATATGCTTGGTTTTAGTCTTGACCATATATCTGAACCAAATTATGTTTGGTGTAAAGGCAATAGTATTTTATCAAGATATAAATGTCAAAAACATAGACTATTAAATGAAGGATACATTGGATATAGTGAATCGAATATAATGCATGATAAAAAATATATTAAAATATATGATTGTGGAAATAAGGTTTGGTCTTGGATGAAATAATTATTGACAAATTATATCCTTTGTAATATAATAATGGATAGGTATGAGGGCAACATATTAACTGAAATTGGATAAATATTAATACAATGACTGATAAAGCAACATTAAATCTTATCGGGGAATTGGCTGAAAATATTAAAGAAAATGATTTAGCTGAAATTTCCTATGAAACAGAGGATGTTAAAATTAGAGTTGTTGGTAAAACTCAACCTCAAGTAACAACTACTGTTCAAGTAAATGAATCTGAAAGTGAAAATCAGCAGATATCTACTGTAAATCCGCAACCAGAAGAGAAATTTATTGTATCTCCTATTGTTGGAGTTGTGTATTTAAGGCCAGCACCTGATAAATCTCCATATGTTAAAATTGGAGAAGAAGTAACACCAGATACAGATGTTTGTTTAATAGAAGCAATGAAGACATTTAATCCTATTAAAGCAAACATGAATGGTAAAATAAGAGCAATTTTAGTTAAAGATGGTGATCCAGTTGAATATGGTAAACCATTATTTTCTATAATATAATCAATAACTTATTAGTTTTCAAATGTAATTATACCCCTATTTTTTGATAGGGGTTTATAAATAAATTTGTAATTCATTAAAATATAAATGAATACATTATAAAAACTTAAATTTAAGGAGAATAATTAATGGCAGAGTTAGCTAAAACCCACATTACTGTTAGTGATGAAAGCACATATTCAACAGGTATTAATACATTAATTCCTTTGTATGTTATTGCTACAGCATCTAACAAGGTTGTGGATGAAACAACAGGCGAAATTGCTTTAGGTACAACAAAAGATTTCGCTGGCCAAGTTGAAATTGTTACTTCACAAAGAGAAGTTATTGATAGATATGGTGTACCATATTTTGCAGAACTCAACGGAACAATTCAACAAGGTAATGAAAGAAATGAATATGGATTGTATGGTTTATATGATGCTATGGGAACAACATCTTTAGCATATGTATTAAGAGCAGATATTGATTTAAGTCAAATGGAAGCTTCTGAAGAAGAACCAACATCCAATGTTAAAAATGGAACATTTTGGATTGATGAAAAGAATTCTATTCCTGGATTATTCCATGCTATTCGTTCAAGTACTGACACAGGTGCAAGACCATCAACTGACTGGGTAGCATTTGAGAATGTCGTATATGTTGATGAAAAACCAGCAAATTCAGAAGGATTGGAAGGTGATATCGCTATTGTAATTAGTAATGGTGCTCAATCTGTATGGAAAAAATCTCCATCAGAATGGGTTGATATCACAACAAATGTAACAAATGTTTTCAAACAACCAAGTATTGATTATCCACAAACATATACTATGAATGATATTTGGATGAAAACAACTCCTGTAAATGGTGGTATGCAATTTGCTTTAAATAGATGGGTAGAAAGTTCTGAAGCATGGGCAGAAGATCCATTACCTGTTTGTACATCATTTATTGATGCAGAAGCAAGATTAGGTTCATCTTTAGGTGCAAATTCATTGTGCTTTAAAATGGATACAAACAAAAATTGTAATGGACAAGTTTATAGATACGTCCCTACAACAACAGGATTGAAAATAACAGCTGAAGCAGCTCCAGCAATTGAAGCTGAAAAGAAAATTACATTAAAATATGTTGAAGATGGTGTATTAAAGACAATTGAAGTAACAATGTCTTCAAGTTCAACATTATCATCTATTTTAAGTGATTTTAAAACAGCATTATCTGCTAATAATTCAAAAGCAGTTAAAGTTGTTTCTGAAGATGGTAAATTAGCAATTTATTCAGATGTTCCTGATATGGAACTTTTGAATGATGTTACAAACTTTGGTTTTGCTGCTTCTAAACAAGGGTATAATCAACCAGATAATATTGAATTATGGAAACCATATACAGATGTTATTGCTTCCACTGAAGAACCAAGAGCTCCAGCAAAAGAAGGAACATTGTGGTTCAATGATGATTTGAAAGTTGATATTATGGTTGGTAATGGTCAAGTATGGCAAGGATTTAATACAGCATATCCAAGCGCTTCCATTTATGTAACATCTGAAGATCCAACATCAAATGATAGTGTTGCAGAAAATTCATTATGGATTGATACTGATGAAGATAATTATCCAACAATCAGAAGATACATTGGTGGTGATTGGGAAACTGTAGATAATACAGATCAAACAACACCTAATGGTTGTGTATTTGCTGATGCTAGATATTATGCTGTAGATGCAGAACCAACATATGAAGTAGATGATGAAACAGGTAAAATTACATCTAACTTATTAACTTCTGATAATGTTGATCCAGATTGTGTAAATCCACAAACATATCCAGCAGGTATCTTGTTATTCAATACAAGATTCTCAACAAATAACGTTAAAGAATACAAAGAAAATCCATTTGAAGGATTGTATGATGATGACGGAAATTATGTTGTTGGTGCATATACAGGAACAATTGATGAAGATAAATTGGCACGTTGGGTAACTGCTTCAGGTAATGCTGAAGATGGTTCAGGATTGTTCGGTGCTAAAGCACAAAGAAGAATGGTTGTAAATGCTATGGCATCTGCAATTAAATCAAATGAAGATATTAGAACATATGATTATGACTTCTTCTTTGCAACAGCTCCAGGTTATCCAGAATTGGATGATGAATTGATTTCATTGAACGTTGAAAAGAAAGAAATGTTTGAAATCATTTCTGATACTCCAAAAACATTAGCACCAAATGCTAAGAAGATTCAAAACTGGGCAACAAATGCTGACAACGCAGTATCTCATGGTGCAGAAGGACGTGTTTTGAAAAATACATATGTAACAAGACAATATCCACCAATGGGATTAACATCAAATGTTGATGGTAGCGAAGTTGCAGTTCCATCATCTATCGCAAAGATGAGAAACTTGTTAGTATTACCAAGAGGACAAATTGCTGCTGGTACACAATATGGTCAAGTAACAAATTTGGCATCTGTTGGTTATATTACTGACGAAGATGAATACGCACCAATCGTTGTTAAAGATGGATTAGGTGAAGTATTAGTTGCTCAAAGCATTAACCCAATCATGCCACGTAGAAATACTGGATTATTATTCTGGGGCGAAGCAACAGAAAATCCTGTACAAAGTTCATTATCAGATGAACATGCAATCATTACATTATTGAGATTGAAGAGAGAATTGGAAACATTCTGTCAACCATACTTCTTCAGAATCAATACAGAAGCATTGCGTGCTGATTTTGAACGTGGAATTATCGGCATATTGAATCAATACATTTCAACAAATGAATTGTATGACTATGCTGTTTCTATGGAAAGAAATACTCCAGAAACAATTCAACGTAAAGAATTGTGGTGCGATATTAGTATCGAAATCACAAAAGGAATTGAACAAATTTACATTCCTATTCACGTTGTTGCAACTGGTTCTATTTCTGGTTCATAAAAATAGAACAAAAATAAAAGGAGATCTAAAAAGATCTCCTTTTTTAATATCTAATAAAAAAAGAGGACTAAAATTAGTCCTCTTAAATTTAATATATGAATAACAATTAAACAATTGTTAAAGCAGTTCCCAAATCGGTGATAACACCAGAATCTTCTGTTGGGATTAAGTTTCCATCTCTATCATATAATGTTGCGTTATCGTATACTAATTCGCAATCAATTGTGATAGGATTGTGGTTTCCATTTTCCCAGTTTTCTGCTGCTTGAGCTTTTGTTAAATAACAACCTTCCATTACCCAATAAGATAATGTATCTTGGTGACCATCTGTATGTTCAACAACAGTTGTAAATTTATATGTATTAGGTGCATCACCAGTTGTTTGGTCATAGATATTTCTTTGTCTTTGAATTTGATTATATAATGCTTTATAATTTGTATTATCATATGTGTTATAAACTACAAATGATGAAGGACTCCATGTCCATTTGCCTGGATAATGTAATTCACCATTAACCAAATCTACTTTAACATCTTCAAATTGACCCTTTGGAGGTGTAAATGATTTCATACTCATTGTTAAGTTTGTGTGTTCATTATTAACACCCATACCAATGAATCTAACACGGAATCTTGTTTGGAGATGGTAGAATTTTTCTTTTCTGTTATCGCCATCTAAAATAACACCAAACTTTGAAAGTGTATCTACATTATTAAAATTTGCCATATTGTTTCTCCATATATTACTTTCTTATATGATTATTTATTGAACATCGAATTTTTTCAAATTTTCTTTTCAATTTTAGATTAAACAGCATAAAAAAGATATTATTGATGGTATAAATAATTTTATATAAACAACATTAAAGGGTTTAGATAAATGATAACAGTTGGACAAGAAGTAATCACAGCAAAAAGAGATTTAACAGAAATATTCCCTGCAGAATTTACCAATAGAAAACTTATAAATGAATATATTCAATATATCTTAAATAACTTTTTTGAAAAGTCAAAAGAGAAACTTGTATCATCATTTGTAGGTCAAGTTGTAGAAAATATTGATGGAACTGATACTTATATTAAAGAACCAACTGCTGAAAGACAATTAAATCAAATAATTCCTGTATTAAAAGCTGGTAATGAAAAGATTACTTTTAGTAATTATATGGCAGATTTACATAATGAAGGTTGTACAATTTATGATGAAAATAAATTGTTAGCTAGTAAATATTGGTCTTGGTGTCCTCCAATTAATGCAGACATGTTTACTAATTTTGTAAATTATGTTTGGATTGGATATCCATATGAAGAAGATAATATTTTAGTATTGGATGCTCCTTTTGATGTTCAAGAAGAAATCATAAATTCAAGAGTTGAAGAATATACATATAAAAAATATGATCCAGAAACTGGAGAAGAAATTGAATCATATACATTAAAACATGGAGATATTGTTGTATTTCCTAATGATACAGGTAAGAGATATAATGCTTCACCTTATAAAGTTATTTCTGAAGATGGCAATGGTAATAAAAATGGTTTAATTAGATTAAAAGCGTTAAAAGTTCCTTTGATAATTATTGCTAAACAAACAAATGTTGTTTCTGATGTGTTAAATCAAAAGAATTATCATTTTGAAGATGAAGATAGAGATGTAAAAATAGATTTTGAAAATGGTATAAGAATAAGATTCTTAAATGATGAAAATGAAGAATATAATAATAAAAGTTTTATAGTTCAAGGTGTTGGTGAATCTATTGAATTGATAGATGATTCTTATAATCCATATTATTTAAATGGGTATGCTGATGTTGAAAAAATATTTGATCCAGATTATTTTATCATGGAAAGAGGAAGTATTGATGGAAATGATTGGTCAAGATTGAATAGATGGGCAAACAGAAGAGCTATTGAATATCGTCCAACAGTTGCTTCATTGGAAATGAATAATAGTGAAAGTTCTCCATTACCACATGCTGCTAAACCAATTATATGTTTTAATAAAGATATTGAAATGTATAATTTTGGAACATTTGGTAGGGGTGATGTTAAATATGCTTTGGATTTAGAATCTTCTGATATAAATGGATCAGTTGAATCAGATTGGTATAATTCTCCATATATTTTTAATAAAGGTGATAATTTATTATTACTTGGTAATGTTGGTAAAAATCCAATTCAATTATATAAATTAGATATTATAGATAGTATTATCTATTTAAGAGAAATA